AAGTTGGAATATAAAATTTAGTGTGTACTCTACATGAATGAAAAGATATGAGCAATCACATCAATAGTCCAATTTGGAATATATTTTTTTCTGTTTTTTCTTGTGCTTAATACTTTAGTATTACTAATAAACACTTTATTCACAAAATACATCCAAAAACGCATTTTTTATTTTTACATACAAATTAAAAGTTTACATAAAATTAATTTGTACGAATATACAAACTCCCTAGAGCCATATAGAAAGTGTGTACATACAAAGTAACTAGTAAAAAGTACAAAAGCCTGTGAGCCTATATGTACGTAGGGCTAGAAAAGTTTACAAAACTACCCTTGAAAAATAAGAAAAAAAAATTTAAATTTTTAGCGGTTAAAAAACAGTATTTATAAACTAATGTACAATAAGAAAGTAAATGCTTGCATAACGTCAGTAAATTAAATAATGATAGGCATTACCAGTTAAATAAACACTTACTTGCTTTCCTTTCTTAAAAAAAATATATATATAAATCCTTAAACATGCGAAAAAGCGTAAAAATTTTTCCCCCATACTATACTCTTTTTTAATTTGAGGTTTTTGTATAAAAATAAAAACCTTTTTCTTTCTCTATAAGATCTTTTTATTTATATTTTGATAAGAGGATTTTGTTTTCTCCTCCCTCTGAAAGACTGCTTAGTTGATTCTAGGCAGTCTTTTTTTATTGCGTATAAAATAATGTATATTTATACAAATATCATACAAAACAAAAGGAGATTGATATGAATGAACAGAATTTTACAGCCGACTTTGGAACCGCTATTAAATGGCTCAAAGAAGGAAAGAAAGTAGCCCGAAAGGGTTGGAATGGGAAGAATACGTGGCTTGTATATATGCCGCCTTTCCGAGTCGAAGAACCAAACGAACGCACACAAGCCCATGGAATCAAAGAGGCGTTTGATTGCGGTGGATACATTGTGATGTGGACGGATCAAGGAATCTGGCAACCAGGATGGCTTGCAAGTCAGCCAGACATGCTGTCGGAAGATTGGGGTATTGTAGAAGAGTAATTCGGTGTAATCTTTCTCCCTCCTATAAAGGCTGCTTAGTTAATTCTAGGCAGTTTTTTTATACCTTGTTTCGTACAAATTAACCTAATTTATACGTACAAACGTTAATTTATGCGTATATTTATACACAAATTCATTAGTTTGTGTAATAAAATGTGTATATTATATATGTAAATACACATACAACAGACAGAGACATTATAATGAAAGAACCAAACAGAAAAAATAAACTTGATGAGCTTGAAAAAGAAATCAACGCTCTTAAAGAAAGAGTTACAAAGATAGAAGAAAATTTCAAAGTGAAAGTGATAGAAGAAAAACCTAAAACTTCGTTTATGTGAAATGCTGACAGAAAAAGATATTAAAGAAGGTCAAAAGACAAGACAAGAGATGCTTAACGCTTTTAGAGCGAGTAGAAAGATGGTGTCTTGGAAAAGAAGAGGCGTTGCGAAAGAGCTTCCTGAAAGAAAATTAATTAATCTGCGGCGTGATTATTACAATTGGATAAAAGAAAATTACTTTCCAATTTTGAAACACCCATCTTTTTTAGATCAGAAGGATCCTGAATATCTTTTAAACGCATGGCGTTCTTTTTGCACGATGTCATTAGTGCGATGCAGCAATCACTGTAATTTTTTACTTTCTATCTATCCAGAAAGTGCGAAGTATTTTATAGAGATCGGCAAGATAAAAAAGATATTGCCTCTTCGTAGCTCCTTCGTTGATACATATAAAGAGGGTGATGATTCTTATTCTAAAGAGAGAGTTAAGGTAGAAAAAGATTTTGCAGGGTGGTTTCAAGAGGCAAAAGAACAAATTAAAACACTACTTGCACAAGACTGCTATTTTTTCGGCAATGTGAAAAATAATAGTCCGCAATACTTTATGGAAAAATTCGTTGTCGATAAAGAAGACAAAGACAACAAAGACAACGACGCAAAAACAGTACAAGTTGATTTTAATATAATTACCAGACAAAGTAACGCCAATGAAAATAAAAGTTAGCGTAGATATATCCGAGCAGCAATCGCGATTTCTTCTTTCTGAAAAGCCATTCCCAGCCTTTGTTGGTGGGCGTGGTTCAGGGAAGACTTTCATTCTTGGGCATAGAGCAGCAGGAAGAGCGGTAAATGGAAGGAATCAGCTCATTGTAGGGAGAACATATAAAGAGCTTAGGCAAACGATTATACCGTCCGTTATAAATGCATTAGAGCTTTATAGAATCCCATTTAAGCAAAATAAAAATGACAACATCTTAACGCTAAAAAAAAGCAAGATTCTTTTTTTATCTGGAGAGAATCCAGAAGCCATTCGATCTTATACAGACTATCACGATGGATATATAGATGAAGCCGCTTGGCAGAAGCAAATGGTAATGAAGAATCTATCTATGTGCTTGCGCGGAAAAGATGTGTTGAATCCTTCAGTTAGCTTTACAACAACACCAAGAGGCGGATCATGGTTTAATTTGTTTGTAACGAAATCAAATCAAGAAAAATTAGAGCTAATAAAGTGCACCACTTTTGATAATCCTTTTCTATCTGAAGATTCTTTAGAGCTTTTCAAAGAGGCTTTATCTGGCGATGAGAAACTAGCAAGGCAAGAGCTATACGCTGATATGCTTTCAGAGTCTCCAATCAATGCAGTTATTCCAGACAACTTAATCTTTATGAGCGATGTGCCTTTAGACTTGCCTGTGTCTATTGGAATAGATGTTGCAAGAGAAGGAGTAGATAACACTTTTATAGTCGTTAGTAATACGAAAGGCGTTGTTGAATCGAACAAATTCTCAAACTTGGATGGCATTAATTTGTACTTAAATTTTGAGAAGATAGTAAAGAAATATAAAACCTTGTGTTCTGTGAACGTTGATAATACAGGCGGCTGGGCATCTTCATTTCTTGACATTGTAAAAACAACAGACTATAGAGACAAGGTATTTGGTATAAACTTTGCGTCATCAGCAAGTAACAACATATACGCAAACAAACGAGCGGAGATGCTTTTCAAATTAAGAGATCTATGTGAAAAGAATGCTTTCTCTCTAAAGAACTGTCAAGATGTTGTAAGTGAAATAAATGCAACAACATATTTTTTGAACGGCTCTGGACAACGCCAAATAATTGACAAAAAATTAATAAAAAAAGATATAGGTCATTCTCCTGATGAGCTTGACGCTGTATCTTTAAGTGTATTAAATGGATTTAATTTACATACAAATGAAGCAAGGTATTCACCCTTGCCACAACAAGGTTGGTAATTATGAACGAAATTGTAAAAGAGTTTATAGACTTTGCAAATAAAGCGAAGGACAAATTTAAATCAGAAATAGATGAGATGAAAATCGACCGTGATATTTTCTCATCTACAAAAGTTTGGGATGAGATAGATGAAAAAGTCAGAGGAAAAAGTAGGGACAAGTCTACAGTAAATCCGCTCCCGATGTATCGTAATGCTATATGTAACAGCTTTAATCGATACCCTTACGATGTTGAAGTCGTAGGACAAGCACCAGAAATAATTAAAGAAAAATTAAAGAAAATATCTGTTGACTCCGGACTAAATAACATCATAATGCAATGCGTGTCTGACTCTGTTATTATGGGCAAGGGCTTTGCTTTCATTACAACTAACGGAAATGAAATAAAGATAAATTACGCAGACGATCCAACACAAGTCATTATAGATAGCGAATCGAAAGCAATTGATGGGAGCGACATACAGAAGATTGCTTTTGTAGACAAGATGAGCTACGAGAAAATAAAACAAACATTTCCTTCTTTCACGCTAACAGAAGATGAATTGAAGGCATCAAAAAATTTAGACGTTGGATGTTGGGAATCAGGAAAGTATAGTTACAATGTTATTAGTTACTTTACTCTCAATGAAAGTGGCGTTACTTTATACAGAATCATCGGCGATGAAGTCGTTGAGACCATTATCTACGAAGGACTAAAGAAGATACCCGTAGTTCCTTTGTATGCAAATGAATTTTGGAAAGAAGGAAGCAGGCATTACAAGGGCATTGTAAGGGATGTAAGGGATTTAATTAAGATAGTTAACTACTCTTACTCAGCGTTAAAAGAAAGACTTGCTTGCCCATTGATCCCAAAAACAAGGGTTTCTTTTGAGTCGGTAGAAGGATACTTAGAAGATTACACACAAAGTAACAAATCAACAGCAGGCGTTGAGCGTTATAAAGAATGGACGGTAGATGGTAGAAAATTAACCGCCCCATCTACAGAATATCCAGAACTAAAAAGTAATGACTTATTAGTCGTAATTGAAAACGCAAAAAGTCAGATTGCGAACATCATTGGCGTTCCACAATCTGGTCTTGCTTTTGAAACAAACGCTGCACAGGCAACAGCGACTGAAGTTTTACTTCGATCACAAGCTAACGTTAATAATGTATCCCATTATTATCAACACGCAAAATCAAGCCTAAAAAACTTGATGAGTATCTGCTTAGATCTTTTGTGTTATGTTGAAGGCGTAGAGAATACTTTTGAGATCGCAGTCACTAACGGTCCAGAAACATATGTTAGAAAAGAGATGCTAAGGCAGCAACTAATGGCAACACAATCACTTGTGCCTGATGCCGTGAAGCCTTTGATTATGGCAGAAGTTGTGAAGACTTTAGAAATAGAAAATGCAGAAGCATTGAGTAACGCCATTCTTTTGACTTTACCCGAAGAGCTAAGACCAGTGAATAAAACACCGCAAGCTTTGGCTTTAGAATTAGTACAAAGTAAGCAACAGATAGAGCAACTACAGCAAGCATTACAGCAACTTAGCGAACAAAATAAACAGTTGCAAGAGACTATAAATACTGATGTAATTAATAGTCAGAACCAATTGTTGATGGTTCGAGTACAGAATGAAAGCTCTTTAAAAACAAAGCTAATAGAGATGCAACAACGAAATAAAGAGTTTGAATTAAACTATCAATTAGAAATTGCGAAAGTAGATGCATCACAACGAGAGAAGCTAATGGAACAAGCTAATGAGCAGGCTAAGATTCAAAACACTATAAGGCAAACGGCTTTAAAAGAAATAGAGCTAGCAGAAAAAATGAGGTTAGAAGAGGAACAAAAGAGAAGCGAGCTGTTAGCACTTGCTTTTAATAATAATTAATTTGTATTAAAATTAGTTTATACGTAACACTTGTAATTTTATTTAATTATATTTATAAAAACAAAGGACAGAGATATGGCTGAAGAGCAAGATATAATCAATAAGTATCGTGGCATTTCGTCAAACGATACTGAACAAAAAACAGAAGAGCCTGTAGAAGAACAGACTCAAACACCGACAGAAGAAACCAAGACTCCAGAAGAAAAAGAAACGGTCGAAGGTGAAAGTGTCGAGACTCCAGAAGAAAAAAAATCTGAGGGTGAAAAAGAATTTAAAAACAATAGTTCTCCACACGTCGAGCGGATTATAAAAGATCGTTTAGCACGACAAGCAAAAAAGCATCAGAGAGAACTAGAAGCCTTGCGAGCTGAGCTGCAAAGCCTCAAGAAAAAAGAGGAAGATCCAGAGTTCACAAGAGATGACTTTATTGATGAAGAAGAATTTGAGCGATATAAAGCAGACAAATTAAAGAAGTCAATAAAGACAGATGTAATGAAAGAATTTGAATCCTCTCAAAGAGAGAGAGAAGCTGAAAGAGCACAGCAGGAAAAAGTAAACGCAACTATCGCAAACTTTCTTAAAACTCCTGAAGAGTTACAAGAATGGAAGAGCAGACTAGAAGATTTTGAAGAAGACTATTCTGATTTTCTAGAGAGTGAACAAGGACAAGAGATGTCTTCGTTCATGATTAACAGTAGCGTATTCCCAGTGATGTTTGATTTGATTGCTAGAAACCCTAGCGTTGTAGACAAACTAAGCACATTGAGTACAAAAGAAGTTTACTTCAATTTAAGGCAGCTCGAAGACGCGATTCTGAAAAAAATAACTGGGATAAAAGAAGCCCAACAACAAGAAAATAAAAATGCAGATGAACAAAAACCAAAACGTTCTCTGCCTAATTCTGGAAAGTTCGGAGGCTCTTCATCAAGCATATCATCAAGGCTAGATCCAAATAGCAAAGACTTTGATGCTAAAGAATACTTGAAAAGAAAATATCCGAATCAGTACTAAAAAGGGAAAAAATTATGGCAAACTTAGCTTCAAACATTACCACTGCACAACTTGACATTCTGTCTGTTGCTGTTGAAAAATATGCCCCTATCCTTGAAGACGTTCGATCTTCACAGAAGGGACTAAAAGGGCGTACTGGCGGCCTCCTTCGCGTTGTCATTCCAGATTCTGGATCTGTAGTGATTACAGAAAATGGGCTGCGTGATATTTCAAATGCAACTTTAGATAATGCAGAATTTTCAAAAGACTTAAGAATTACTTCTGCTAACACCGCTTTTAGTGCTACGGCATTAGAGAGAGTGACAAACGTTGATGATTTCGATAAAGAGATCGTTCAGCCTCGTGCCGTGAACTACGGCGAAACGGTCAACGAAACAATCATTGACAAAGCATACACTGTTGCTGGAATCGCACAAACAGCGGAACTTGCAACACTTGACTTTAATAACTTAGCAACAACCGCTGGCAAGCTTCGTGAAAACCGAGCTACTAATTTGGTAGGCTATATGTCGCCTACTGTCGCCGCAAAGCTAGGTTCTAAAGGGGCTAATGGCTCGTTCCTTCCTCCAGCTATTTTGGAACCGATGTATAAAGATTCGCAAATTGGGCGTTTCGCAAACGTTCAATGGAAAGAATCAAAGATGCCCGTGTTAACTGTTGCAACTGCGAACGTCATGAATGACAAATGGGCAATCGTCACTGGCGGAGTAGATGGCACCGCAGGGACTATCACATTTAACAAAGGTACTGATACTTCAGATATCTCTGCTTCTAATGTGATTAAAAAAGGTTCTGTATTTACAATTGCTGGCGTTTATGCCAAAGACGTGTTGGGAAAAAATACAACTAATCTCAAGGCTTTCGTTGTGCAAGAAGATGCAACAGGTACATCGTCAAAAACGATTACGCTCAAAGTTGGTGCGTTCTCAAACACTGGAGCTCACGCCAATGTCAGCGTCATGCCAGCAGCTAATGACACTCCAACTCCTGTTAACTGCGGTGCGGCAAAAACATATTCTGTTGTTTTCGTTTTCGAAAAAGGGAATATCGAGTATGATCCTGTCGAACTAAACACCGCTGGTTTTGAATCCGTTTCTGTTTCTGGGATCGATTCCAAAATCAAAACAACTGCATTAGTTAGTGGCGACATCAACACGCTAACAGCAAAGTATCGAATTGATTCGGCCTTTGTAACTGGCGGTATTGATGACCGTAGAGCCGCTCTATTGTTTGTAGGAATCTGATAATTAAGTTGTACATATAGACTTAATTTATCTATATTATTTATTAACCCTACCTGTCTGGGTAAAAGGCAGTGCGAAGAGTTTTTTTTCGTGCTGTCTTTTTTTATTAGGAATAAAATGACTATAAGAGATATCATTACATTAATAGCGGCAGACATTAACTACACGAGCGGAAATAATTCCGTCGGGTTAGAAGAAGCAAACCGAATTCTTTCATTGATGAATAGATGCATCAATATTTATAACACC